GTTTACCTGAACCATCTGGTTGGAGATTATTAGTATTACCATTTACACCTAAAGATAAAACTAAAGGTGGAATTATTATTGCACAAGAATCATTAGATAAATTAAGAATAGCTACAAACTGTGGTTATGTTTTAAAAATTGGACCGTTAGCGTACTACGATAAAGAACGTTATCCAAAAGGTCCATGGTGTAAAAAAGGAGATTGGGTAATTTTTGCTCGTTATGCGGGTTCAAGATTACCAATAGAAGGTGGAGAAGTGCGACTACTAAACGATGACGAAGTACTTGGGACTATAAAAAATCCTGAAGATGTTCTTCATCATATTTAAACATAGGAGGCACTATGCCAATAGAAGATAAGAAAAAAGATCCAATGATAGATGTCGGCGAGGAAGAAGGCGCTGAAGTTACATTGGACAACAACGAGCAGACGAAAGCCGTTGCAGAAGAGAAAAAGGAAGAGAAGATTGAAGTCATACAAGAGGAAGAAAAACCTGTTGTTGAAGCAAAAGTTGAAAAAACTGCAGAGAAAAAAGATGAGTTAGAAGAGTATAGCGAAGGCGTTAAAAAACGTATTGCTAAACTAACTCAAAAAATGCGAGAAGCTGAAAGACAAAGAGAAGAAGCAGTATCGTATGCTCAATCTGTAAAAAGAGAAAAAGATCAAATTGAATCTAGAATATTAAAAACAGATCAAAGATATGTATCTGAATTTGAAACTAGAGTTAATGCTAGTTTAGCAAATGCTAAAATAGCTCTTAAATCAGCAATAGATGGTCAAGACGTAGATGGTCAAGTTAATGCACAGCAACAAATTGCTGAATTAACTATGGAAGCTGCAAGATTAAGAACAATGAAAGTTGCTCAAGAAGATTCTGTAGCTAGACAAAAAGAGGTTAATATTACACCTCAACAAACTACGCAAACTGCACGAGTAGATCCTAAAGCAGAAGATTGGGCAGCCAAAAATAATTGGTTTGGCCAAGATTCCGCAATGACTTACACTGCGTTTGATCTGCATAAAAAACTTGTAGAAGAAGAAGGTATAGATCCAAAAAGTGATGAATATTATGAGGAAATTGATAAGAGAATAAGACTTGAATTTCCCCACAAATTTGCTACAAAGGAAACAACTACAACTACGGAAAGAGCAAAACCTGCTCAAACTGTAGCTTCGGCTAATCGTCCTAGCCAATCAGGACGCAAAAAAACTGTGAAACTCACACCATCACAGGTAGCAATTGCTAAAAGATTAGGTGTGCCACTTGAAGAATATGCGAAACATTTAACCACGAAGGAGGTATAGGCATATGGAAAAAGATAAAAACATTAAGACTTCCCGTGCGAGCGAAACTATGGTCAAAAATGAAAGACCAAAAGTTTGGACTCCACCATCATCTCTGGATGCACCACCTGCGCCAGACGGATTTAGACATAGATGGATAAGAGCCGAAAGTGTGGGCTTCGATGATACGAAGAACATATCAGGCAAATTGAGATCTGGTTGGGAATTTGTTAGAGCGGATGAATATCCTGACTCTAATTACCCACAAGTCAAAGACGGAAAATACGCAGGAGTCATTGGAGTTGGCGGCCTAGTGCTGGCTAGGATACCCGAAGAGATCGCAAAATCTCGCGAAGAGTACTTTGCAAAAAGAACTCAAGACCGAGAAGAAGCTATTGCAAACGATCCCTTTAAGGAACAGCACCCAAGTATGCCCATCAGCAAAGATAGGCAAACTCGTGTAACTTTTGGTGGCTCAAAGAAAAACTAATCATTTAGTAATTCCTAACCACAAAGTTTAAAATAAACTTAAGGAGAAAATAAATATGGCAAACTCAACAGTCGCTTTCGGTTTTAGACCGTTAGGCAAACTTGGTGGGAATCCAGCTGCAGGCGGACAGGATCAATATGAGATCGTGGACAACTACAGCTCGTCTATTTTTCAAGGAGACCTTGTTAAGCTAAACGTTACTGGCGGAGTTATCGTAGTTGATACTTCAGCTCTAACTAGCGTTTTTGGCGTATTCAATGGTTGCCTGATAGAATCAGACCCATCGACAAAAAAACCAACTTGGAGAAATTTCTACAAACAAACAGATGTTACACAAGGTAACATTTACGCGTATGTAGTTAACGATCCAAATCAATTGTACCTCGTTAAATCTACAGGAACTGCTCTAGGAAACACTGCAGTTGGAGTAACTTTTAAACAAGTGTATGCAGCAGGTAATACCAACAATGGTATTTCTGGTGCTTACCTTGATTTAGGAACTTCAGCCGCTGCAAGTGGTGGACAAGTGACAGTGGTGAATGTATCACCGTTTGTAGGTAACGAAGAGAATGTAACAAATGAAGATTATATTGTTAGATTGTCTAAAGGTACTCAATTACTATAACAGGAGAATAAACTATGGCTATCTCAAGATCACAACTAGTTAAAGAACTAGAACCAGGTTTAAACGCTCTGTTTGGACTTGAATATAAACGTTATGACAGCGAACACGAAGAAATCTTCGTAAAAGAAACTTCTGACAGAGCTTTTGAAGAAGAAGTTATGTTATCAGGTTTCGGAAACGCTGCCATCAAAGCTGAAGGATCTGGTGTCAATTACGATCAGGCACAAGAAACTTTCACTGCAAGGTATACGCATAATACTATTGCTTTAGCATTCGCGATCACTGAAGAAGCGATCGAGGACAATTTGTATGATAGACTAGCGTCTAGATATACAAAAGCTTTAGCAAGATCTATGGCGAATACAAAGCAGGTAACTGCGGCTAACGTATTGAATAACGGATTCAGCACTAACTTTTTAGGTGGTGACGGATCTCCTTTATTCTCTACGACTCACGCTACAATCTCTGGATCATTTAGAAACACGCTTGCAACAGCAGCTGATTTAAATGAAACATCTTTAGAGCAGTCTTTAATAGATATTGCTGCTTTCACAGATGAAAGAGGTTTAAAAATTGCGGCTCAAGGAATGAAATTAATCATCCCTTCTGAATCACAATTTACTGCAGACAGATTAATGTCTTCTGCTGGTAGAGTTGGAACAGCTGACAATGATATCAATGCAATTAGAAACAAAGGAATGATTCCACAAGGTTATGTTGTGAACCATTACTTAACTGATTCTGATGCATTCTTTATCATGACAGATGTACCAAATGGCTTAAAGTACTTTGAAAGATCACCAATTAGAACTTCTATGGAAGGTGACTTTGAAACTGGCAACGTAAGATATAAAGCTAGAGAAAGATACAGCTTCGGCTTTTCTGACCCTAGAGGCGCTTTCGGTTCACCAGGAGCATAAGAACTTTTTTTTATGGGGCGAGCTTGACTCGCCCTGTAAATCAATATAAAGACATCCGTGAGAAGATGACCTACCTAATAAAAATATTTACAAACAGCATTAAGATCCAATTTACATTGGAATCTGAACCCATAAACACTACAGAATCTTTACATCAGAAAGTACTTGACTTTCTGGGAAAAACAAGTAAAGAGCAATTAGAAAAAATGATTACTCATAAACAGATTAGTAATTTTTTCTATATAACCTATGAGGAGGTTGAACGTGACATCATTGTCCCAATCACTTCTGGCCAAGAAAATAGACTTGGAGTCACAGTGGAACAAGTCTTATCTTGAACAGGGAAAACTAACTACTGATATGCAGTGGTTAGACGTTGAGTTGAAGGAAGTCAAAAGACAAATTCTTCAACAGGATCTTGAAGCCGCTAGACAAGAGAATAACCTTGTTTTAAGCGAAGAAGAAGATCCAGCATTTATAGCTAGCTAAACTAGTTATATAATTGGAATAAAAGCGAGAAAAACTTAAGCCACCTCTTGCTCTTTTCAAAAAATTAAGCTATATTTATAGAACTATACATTAACATCTGATGTAGACGCGTATAGTCGACATGCCTAATGACTACATTGGATTAATAGGAGGATAAAAACATGGGAACAAAAAGTACATTTCAAGGATATGTAAGAACTTACGGCGGACAAGATAAAAGTTCTGGTGTTACACCAGCAGTTTTAGTTGCGTCAGAAGTTATTACTTTTTTAGCATCAACAACGACAGCAACAGCAGTATCTGTTGGATCAACGGTAAACGCTAACGCGCCGTTTGTATTACCACAAGGAGCTATACCACTTAATTTTGCGGTATTATCTACTTCAGCGGGTGGAGCTACAACAACTATTAATTTAGGATCTGCAGCTAACTCAACTGGATTTGCAAATAATTTAGTTTCTGGAGCAAAAGGTGTTAACGCACTTACAGGAACTTTAGTAGTTGCAGCTGGTCTTACAGCTAATACAACAGTTTTAGGAAGTGTTGGATCTACAGCAGGGACAGGTAACGTTTCAGGTGTAATCACATTTGCATTTAACGACGCTACAGCTAAACCAGGCGAAGAACAATATACTAACTAATATTTTTTTGTAGGGACTCTTCGGAGTCCCTATAAAATACAAGGAGATAAAATGAGTTTTAAAAGTGATGTAAAACCAGTTTACATAAGCACTGCAAATGCAGTTGCATTTGCTGGAAGAACAAGACTTCGAGGATATGTTGTTCAATCAACAGGAAGTTCAGGAACATTAGTTATTAATGGTTTAGCAAATGCTACAACTGTTAGTTCTTCAACTAATACACAAGTATTTTTTACAGTATCTGTTGGAGCAGGGCAAACTGAAACTTTAAATATTCCAGAGGACGGAGTTTTATATTCCCAAAATAATGGAACTGGAATTGTAGATGGTATTGGTGTAACAGCTAACGCTTCATCTTTAACAGCTATATTATTTATAGATAAATAGGAGAGTAGATGACTACCTCTGGGACTACAAGTTTCAATCTTGAACTAGATGAGCTTTTTGATGAAGCTTATGGACGTGTAGGTATTGGAACAGCTAGATCAGGTAATCAATTAAAAGTAGCAAGAAGAAATTTAAATATTTTATTATCTGAATGGGACAATAGAGGCGTTCATTTATGGAAAGTTAAATTAGCCACGATCCCTTTAGTATTGGGCCAAGCTGAATATAGCTATACTACCGATCCTACAAATTATCCAAACGATATTAACGATGTATTAGAAGCTTATATTAGAAATAATACTTCACCTAATGCTTCGCTACCCACAGATACTTCATTAACTAAAATAGATAGATCTGCTTATGCAGCTTTACCTAATAAATTATCACAAGGAACACCTTCACAATATTATGTACAAAGAACTTACAGTCCAAGTGTATTTTTATATCAAACACCAGGATCTGGATTTTCTAGTTCATCAACACCAAGTAATTATCAATTAAGATTTTATTATCTTGCAAGAATTGAAGATGGTGGAAGATATACAAATACTCCAGATGTTGTATTTAGATTTTTACCATGTTTAACTTCAGGACTTGCTTATTATTTAAGCATTACTTACAAACCAGAAAAAACAGATATGTTAAGATTAATTTATGAAGATGAATTACAAAGAGCTTTAACAGAAGACGGTCAACGCACCTCGTTATTTATATCACCAAAAACATTCTATGGAGATGGTGTATAATGACAACTTTTGCTACAGGTAAAAAAGCATACGCCATATCAGATCGATCTGGCCAAAGGTTTCCGTACGACGAAATGGTAACCGAGTGGAATGGATCATTCGTTCACACTTCAGAATACGAATCTAAACAACCTCAATTAGAACCAAAAGTACCAGGCAACGATCCGCAAGGATTATTAAATGCAAGACCTGATAGAACAGAACCATTATCGGTTGTGTTATTATCTTTCAATCCTTTGTTATCAACATTAGGAAGTTCTACTATTACAGTTAATGAACCAGGTCATGAAAAAACAACCGGAGATAAAATTATATTTAATAATGTAAATGTAAGTAATGGATTTACCAATGCGATGTTAAATACTACACTTGGATTTTCATTAACAGTCGTTAATACAAATCAATATACGATCAATGCTCAAACGACCGCGAGCGCGCGAGGAAACTTTGGTGGACAACCTTCAGTTGGTCCTTCAGCAGTTGCACTCCCTAATAATGCTTTTAAAGTCACAGCAGGTAGTTCTACAATACAAGTGAATCAACCCGATCATGGTAAAACTACAGCAGATACAGTTAAATTTCAAAATTTAACAGTAGTTAATTCATTTTTAACTTCTTCAGGATTTCAACAATCAGTCTTAACAACGTCAACTGGATATAGTATAACAGTTATTAATTTAGATAATTATAGTTTTAACGCATCGTCAGGAACTGGTTCTTTAACGACAACCATTGGCGGTGGATCGGCGACCGCGGAGACAATATAATATGGCACTAACTTATTCACAATTAGTAACTCAAATTAGAAACTACACAGAAGTAGATAGTAATGGATTATCTGATTCTACTCTTTCTGTAGTTGTACAAAATGCAGAAAATAGAATTTATAGAGAATTAAATATTGATTCTTTTAGAGTATATGCATCTGCAGTAGCTGTTACAGGAACAACTACAATTTCTGTACCATCTGGACTTCGTAATATTAGATATGTTGAAATGATTACACCAGGAACAAGTGAAGCTTCTGTTGTAGAACAAAAAGATAGTTCTTTCATGTCAGAATTTAATAATTTACCTGGTAACTCTACTTATTATGCTAAACCAAGATACTATGCAAATTTTAATGAAACAACTTGGTTTGTAGCGCCAACACCTAATACAACTTATGCAATTAATATTGCTTATTATTCACAAGGAACTTCTATAACAGCGGGTAGTTCAGCAACTTCAACTACTTATATATCTACTTATGCCCAAGATTTACTTCTTTACGGTTCTTTAGTAGAAGCATATAAATACTTGAAAGGTCCTGATAATATGATACAAGTTTACGAACAATC